AATTATTGAAGAGTTAAAACAAATCAAAACAAAGAGAACAAAAAAGGTGGTAGATATGGGTTGTGGAAAAGGGTTCATATCAAAATATTTTAAAGATGATAAAAGATTTGAGTTTACGAATTTAGATCATATTTCATCAGATGAAACAATTATTTCGTGTGATATTTCTAAGAGTGATTTTGAGGATGATGAAGTAGAAATATGTATCTTATCTTTGGCTATGTGGGGAAGTAATTGTAGAGAATATATAACGGAAGCGTATCGTATTCTAGAAAGTGGTGGAAGATTATATATAATAGAACCGACCAAAAGATGGAGTGAAAAAGAAGAAGGAGAATTTGGTAAAGTATTTCAAGGAACAGAAGCAATAAAACTCAAACAATTATTAGAAGAGAATAATTTCTCTATAATAAAAGAAGAAATAGAGAAATTTTGTTTATTTGTTTGTGTTAAATGTTAAATAATATTATGAATAATATTATTCAACTAATTAGTAATAATCCTTTGCTAAACAATTTTGAAAATAGTTGTTTGTTAAATATTTTTTTCATAAGGAAGAATTAATTTTACTCGTCATCAAGCATTCATCGATAACTTTATAAATGAATTATAATTTCAAAAAAATTTAAGAAGAAGGTAAAGGAGCCAAACAAAGTTTCACTTCACCTAAGCTTGCCACATTATATTTAACAACAAGAGGTAAATCATTTTCCAAATAGACTTCGATTTGAGAACAAAGATTGGTACATTTAATAAAGTATCCCAAATTTTTTAGAGAAAATTCTCCTTGAATAATTTTACTAGAATCTTGTTTGACAATAAATTCCATAGAACCATCTAATTCAGCGCGATGAATTTCAGCAGAAGCAAATTGTCCGGAACATTTAAATATCAATTCGTTTCCAACAGATTTAATTTCTAATTTATCAGAAATACATGATAAATCACGAATAATTTTTTGGAAATCGGAAGAAGGAAGATTAATGACGGAAGAGAACTTAACATCAGGATATTCTAATTCTTCTTGTTCGGGTTCGATTAAACGCAACTTTTGTGTTTTACATTGTTTAATATCACCATTTTCAAATTTTAACGCAAGATGTGATACAATTCCATCAGCATAATCTGCTTCTTCAATATAAATAGTTAAAGTATCGTTATTATCAATAGAGTTGATAAGTTTAAATAAATGAAACATATTCACACCAATAATAATTTTTTCTTTTTTACATTCATAAAATTCAAAATTTTGTGAAGATAATAATAAATGTGCTAAAATAGTATGAGATTTGTCCATATTAATAATACGGATACCATCTGCTTGAAAAGTCATATTTGTTTCTAATAAGATATCTTTTAAAGCGGTCATCAATGTTCTAAATGGAGCAATTTGTACTGTTTTAATTGTTAAAACATTAGATGACATTATATTTATTTTAACTATTAAAATCTTTAAATATTTAACTTTTTATAGAATATTAAGATTATAATAATAATCAATAATTATGTCAATTATAATCTATATAAAAATAAAATAAATAAAGTATAATAATAATGTTTTTTATTCTTTTTTTCTCTACTATTTTATTAATTAATTCTAGTAATATGAATTTATGTAAAAGATGTAAATTTTATATTTCAACACCGCTTTCAAAATGTAAACTATTTTTAAGAAATAAATATATTACAAATACGATAGATTACGAGTATTGTTTTTTAGCAAGAGAAATAGAAAATATGTGTGGAAAGACAGGAAAAAGGTTTGTAGAAAATAATGATGTAGAGAAAAGTAATGATAACGACATAACCCACGATAACAAAAATAATATTGAATTTATATTATCATCGTTGTTTGAATAATTTAAAGATTATTAATATATTGATATTATGTATTCATTTTTATTTGTAACATTATTTATTTTCTCTACTTCTTTAGAAATAAAGAAATATTGTAATCAATGTAAATATTTTAAAGCGTCTCCTCATTTTATAGAAGAGTCGAAATGTCAAAAATTTCCAGTTTATATTAATAAAGAACCGATTGATTATTTTAAATGTATAGTAGCAAGAACGTATAGTGATATGTGTGGTAATGAAGGAAGGTATTATTATCAAAAATAATATTATTACGTGTGTTCTTAATATTGAACATTACTAGGAACAGAAGAAAACAATGATGAAGGAACACCGCTATCATTATACGCGACAACTTGATTACCGCCTCTCATGTGTCGTCTACGCTTTGATGAACGTTTTCTGGACAATCGTTTATGACTGGATGAATGGTGACCGGATAATCGGACAGCTCCGAAATGTCCTTTTCTGGTTCCATACCCTGCTTTAATTAATCGTTTTACTCTTTTTTCTAAATTATGTTTCTTTTTACTAACAATTCGTCCATTCTTATTTTGAATTAAATCATTTTTGGTTAAATCACCGGTAGTCTTATACGCAGTTCCATGCATAACTTGTGCTCTTGAACCAGTTAATGTTTCATATTTACGACCTTGAATAACATATTTACCGTTAGTATCTTTCTTAAATTTCGTCATATATTTACAATAGAAAAATAATATATTAAAACTTATTTTTTAAAGGAGCTAATAATCCGCCATTTTGTCCTTCTAATTTTCCATATAATAATATTCTTTGTGGTCTTTGTGGTTGTATATAGCCGTATTGTGTTCTTCCTCCTAAACTAAATAAAATTGCGTCTACAGCTCTTCTAACTTGCGTTGATTGAGGAATATTATATTGATTATGATTACGAATAATTTTATATTTATTATTATATTTTATATAGTCATTTTCATATTGAGTAAATAAATGGTGTACACGTTTTTTACAACAAAAAAAATTATTATTATTATTATTTTGTGTTATATTAGACATATGATATTGTATTATTAATTTTTTAATAATACAATTTATTATTTGGAGATTTTGTTTTCCTTACTTTATTATATTTTTTTTGTGATTTAATTTCTTGAAAAAGAAATTTATTCATTTCTCTATTATTTTTTCTTTTATTTCTAGTTTCATTTGTCATGTTCATTAGATATGATTTTTTATTATTATTGCGTAGTATAGTTCTGAGTTTATTTGATTCACAAATAGTTCTATGTGTAGAGAAAGATGGTTTAATAATTTCTTCATTTACTTGTATTTCTTTGTAAATATCATTTTTTAAATGATGTAATGAACATATTATATCAATAGTTTCTCTACGCATTTGTCTATTATTTTTAATACAATGAGTAACCATTATAAATTGGATTTGTGAAAGATATTGATAATTTAAATCTTCTTTTAGAGAAGATATATTGTTCTCTATACTTTTTATATATTCATTGTATACACAAATTTCAAAATCAATATATACTATTTGTTGAAGCTTATCTTTTACATAAGAAGATAAAAGGATTGTTTTGTCAATAATTCGTTCATAGTAAAAATCTTTATTTTGGAATGATTCGTAGAATTCAACATTGGAAGAAGCAACGGAAACAATTTCGGAAATTGACATTATGATTTGTTGTGTTGTAGAGAAAGTATATGATTATATATGTTTCAATTTTATTATTGGTTAAAATATTTTTAAATGTTATAGTTAACTAAAATAAATATTTTTCTCATCATTATTAACTTGTCTTAATAGTTTTACTAAATAACCTACGTTTGTAGATATTGAACCAATAAAATACTCGCTATTTTTCATAATATATAATTGTTTCATAAATTTTTCTACATGATTTACACTATATTGTCTATCCTTTTTATTAATATCTCTTAAAAAATACCCATTTTCTTCTGGAGATGTTAATGTTGATATATTCCAATCTACATTTTTTGTTTTTATTTCTAAAAAAGAATTATATTCATCTGATGTATGAAATATTTTTGGATTGGTTATATTTATTTTATTAATTTCATTAATATAAGCATCAATACTTGCAATACTCAAATGTGGTTCTAATGTAAGTTTATCGCCTCTTCTTATATTTATACATATATCATACTGTTCTAAAGATACACACATATTTTTAACAAATGGTTTTAATATCCATAAATTATTAAAAATTTCTAAACATTTATTAAAATAATTATTATCATTAATCATTGTATCATATATATGTTTTGTTTCATTTACATGAAATAATTCTTTATATATATTTGCTTCATTATTGTTTATTTTATAAAAATCATCATAAATATTAACAAATTTAATATATTTAATATTATCTTTATCTAAAAAATAATCGATAAAAACTTTTACAGGTTCTGACGCATTTATACAATTAACTGTTAAAACAGCATTAATGTTATTTTCTTTTAAATAATATAATGCACTTATAACGTTAACTATTACTGACCCAATTCCACAATCGGGTTGTGGAGTTGCAATATAATTTGTAATTATATTATCGCTAGGTATATACCATGCGGTATATGGAACATAATTTAACACAGAACATTGTTCGCTAAATCCACTCCCGTGACCATAATAACTAAAACAATATGTTTGTGAAGATTTAGAGAGCATAATATATTCTATGATTGTAGAGTATAAATCATTTAAATTATTTGATGCATTTACTGTATGAACTGCTTTACTATCCACTAAATAAAATCCAAATAATTTATTTAATTTTTGTTTTAATGAATAATTATTACTTATTACAAGTGTATTCTTATTTAAACGAAGTTCTATTATCTTTGTAATTAATGTTTGATCATTAAAATCACAGTCAAAATAATTATCGTTACATCTAATATGTAGAACGTTATAATTTTTTAAATTAAAAAATTTATTTACGTCGTCGTAATAAAATTTTTTAAATTTAAAACATGAATTAATATAATCTGTTATATCAGATGATACACCATTAATATTATAAGGTAAATTTGATGTAATATATAATTTTGTATTTTTTGATTTTTTAAATTTATTAATTAATAATAAAAGTTTGAATTTATCTGAATAATTATTATCATCACCAGCCCAAAAAACAGTATGAATAGGTTTATCTATATTACGCATTTCATTTTTATTTTCTATACAGTTAGAAATATTATGTTGTGATAGATCCAATTCTAATTTGATATTAAAAAATTTTGCACATTGGGCTAGAAAAATAGAACCTCTTAAATAATCTCCGATTCCATAAGTATATTGTAATACATGTATTATTGTTTTGTTAGAATTTATATTACTATTCAGATTATTGTAAAATTTAACGTTATATTTTGGTATTATAATTTTATTATTATTTATATTTATTTTATCCATTTCAAGTTTTCCAGAACGGAGAAGTGGTAATATTTGATATATTATTTGTCGCAGTCTTATTTGTTGTTGTTTTATTTTTTGTTGTCTTATTTTTTGTCGCATTATTTTATTTTGTCGTCTTATTTTTTGTCGTCTTATTTTTTGTTGGTTTAAATTAAATTCATTGTTCATGTAATATATATATATTATAATTTTATAGTTAAATAATTTCATTAGTTAAATGATTTCATTAGTTAAATGATTTCATTAGTTAAATAATTTAACAATTATAAAACTTGCTATCGCCTAAATTATATTTTCTCTACAATAGATTCTGAACGATATGTAATGAAGAGAAATTTATAATAATGTAATTGATTATAGTTCTTATACTTATAAATAATAATCATAAAATTGAATTAGTTTAAACAATAGTTTATATTTTATAAAAGAGTGATGTTATCGTGTAACGAAATGAATTTAGCAAATAAATATCAACAAAAAACAGATAAACAACATATTCTGGATAATCCAGATACATATATAGGTTCTGTAGAAATTGTAGATTCTGAATTATATATTTTCTCTACAAATGAAGAATCAAAATCTAAAATAGTAGAGAAACAAATACAATATATACCGGCATTATTTAAATTATTTGATGAAGGTATAGTGAATAGTAGAGACCATGCGATAAGAATGGAAAAGGCAATTCAAGAAAATCAAGAAAATAGTTTACCTGTTACAAATATAGATGTTAGGATTGAGAATGATATAATTACAATAATGAATGATGGAAATGGAATAGATATTGCGGTTCATCCAGAATCTCAAATATGGATTCCAGAAATGATATTTGGACATTTACGAACATCAACAAATTATGATAAATCAGAAAAGAAAATAGTTGGAGGTAAAAATGGATTTGGATTTAAGCTAGTATTAATCTGGTCAACATTTGGTGTAGTAGAGACAATAGATCATACAAGAGGATTAAAATATGTTCAAGAATTTAAAGATAATTTAAATATTATATGTCCTCCAATTATTAGTAAAAGTAAATCAAAACCATATACAAAAATTACGTTTAGACCTGATTATAATAGACTAGGTATTACAGGATTAACAGAAGATATGTTGAATTTATTAAAGAGAAGAGTATATGATATAGCAGCAGTAACAGAAAAAAACATAAAAGTAAAATATAATTCTGAATTGGTTCCAGTAAAAAATTTCATTCAATATATAGATTTATATATTGGTACAAAAGAAGAGTCAGCAAGAGTATATGAGACAAATGGTGAAAGATGGGAATATGCTGTAGCATTATCTTCAACACATGAATTTATTCAAGTGAGTTTTGTAAATGGAATTCATACGTCAAAAGGTGGAAAACATGTAGAATATATATTGAGTCAAATAACGAAAAAGTTGGTTGAGTTTATAGAGAAAAAGAAAAAGATAAAAGTGAATGCGACAAGTATAAAAGAGCAATTAATTTTATTTATAAGATGTGATGTTGAGAATCCATCTTTTGATAGTCAAACAAAAGATTATATGAATACACCTTCAAATAAGTTTGGTTCATCGTGTATAGTAACAGATAAATTTATAGAGAAAGTAGCTAAAATGGGAATAATGGATGCTGCGTGTGCAATTACAGAAATAAAAGAGAATAAAGCAGTAAAAAAAATGGATGGACACAAGACAAAATCGGTGAGAGGTATTCCGAAGTTAGTAGATGCGAATTGGGCAGGAACAGATAAATCAAATGAGACGATGATAATTTTATGTGAAGGCGATTCAGCAAAAGCTGGAATTGTTTCAGGATTATCATCTGAAGATAGAAATATAGTAGGTGTTTATCCAATGAAAGGAAAAATAATGAATGTTCGTGGAGAGACAAAAAAGAAGATAATAGATAATAAAGAGATATCAGATATAAAAAAAATATTAGGATTGGAGATGGATAGAGAATATTTAAATATAGAAGATATACATAAAAATTTAAGATATAGTAAAGTGATATTTATGTGTGATGCTGATTTGGATGGAAATCACATAAAAGGATTAGGAATTAATTTATTTCAAACGATATGGCCGTCATTAACAAAAATTCCAAATTTCATTTCATTTATGAATACTCCTATTTTAAAAGCGAAAAAAGGAGATAAAGAATTGGCATTTTATAATGAAGGAGAATATCAATTATGGAAAAGTGCTCAATCGGTCTCTACATTAAATCAATGGAAAATAAAATATTATAAAGGTCTAGGAACGAGTACAGGAAAAGAATTTCGTGAATACTTTAAAGAGAAAAAAATAGTTGGTTTTGAGATGGGAGAAGAGTCAGAAGATAGAATAGATAAGATATTTAATAAAAAAAGAGCGGATGATAGAAAAGAGTGGCTAAGAAATTATGATAGAAATTCTTATTTGGATACATCCAATACTTCAATTAAATATGAAGAATTTATAGATAAAGAATTAATTCACTTTTCAAAATATGATTGTGATAGAAGTATTCCGAATATAATGGATGGATTAAAGATAAGTTTAAGAAAGATAATATTTTCGGCATTCAAAAAGAATTTGACATCAGAGATAAAGGTAGCTCAATTTTCGGGATATATATCGGAACAATCGTGTTATCATCATGGCGAAGCATCATTAAATGCTGCGATAATAGGGATGGCACAAAATTTTGTAGGTTCTAATAATATTAATTTGTTAATGCCAAATGGTCAAATGGGAACAAGATTAATGGGAGGTCAAGATTCAGCGTCAGAGAGATATATTTATACTCAATTAAGTAAAATAACGAGACATATATTTTCAGAAAAGGATGATAAAATATTAAAATATTTGGATGATGATGGAACTCAAGTAGAACCTATATATTATGCGCCGATTATTCCAATGGTATTAGTAAATGGTTCCAAAGGAATAGGAACCGGTTTTAGCACAAATATATTATGTTATAATCCATTAGATATTATTCTCTACTTGAAGAATAAATTATTAGGAGTTCCATTTACTAAACAATTTATTCCTTATTATGATGGGTTTCAAGGTGAAATTATTCCTATAAAGGAAGAACAATTTATAGTTAAGGGAAAATATGAGGTAATAGGACAAGATAAAATAAGGGTAACAGAATTACCAGTAGGGTTTTGGACGAATGATTTCAAAGAATATTTAGAAGAGTTATCAGATAGTGTTGATTCAAAAACAGGAAAAAAAATAGTTCCGATAGTGAAAGACTATGATGACATGAGTAAGGATACAACGATTGATTTTACGATTACATTGCAAAAAGGAAAATTGGAAGAATTAAAAGAAGAAGGAGTATTGAAACAATTCAAATTAATTTCATCTATATCAACAACGAATATGCATTTATTTGATGCGAATGATAAATTGAAGAAGTACTCATCAATTGTAGAGATTATTGATGATTATTTCTTAAAAAGATTAGAAATGTATGATACAAGAAAGCAATATTTAATAGATGAAGTAGAGAAAGAGCTAAGTTTGTTAAAAAATAAGGTAAGATATATTCAAGAAAATTTAGATGGAACGATAGATTTGAGAAGAAAAAGTGGTGAGGAAATAAATAAAATGTTGAGTGATAAAAAATATGAAGTAATAAATGATTATAAGTATTTAATAAAGATGCCGATGGATTGTGTAACAGAAGAAAATGTAAAGAAAATAGAGAATGATTATAGAGTGAAGAATGATGAATTAAATGTTTTAATAAATACATCATCAGAGGAAATGTGGTTATTTGAGTTGAGTATGTTAGAAGATGAATATGTGTTATTTAAAGAAGAAAAAGAAAGAATGTTTAGTTGTTCTAAAGATATTCCTAAAAAAAAGGTTTTAAAAAAAAAGGTGAAAAAAGTGTTGGATATAGAATTAGATTTATCTTAAAGAACTAATACACATGGAATATAATAAACGATAAGTTAGATAAGTAAATAGATAATTAATAATTAACGCGGCAGCGTGAAGAAAGAATAAATAGTTTGAATTCTTAACTGTGAATAAATAAAAAAATCCAAATATAGAGAAGATTAAAGCAATAAAAGCAATAACACACAAAATATAAAACCAAAGACAATATTGTTTAGGCAAAGTGCCGAAAACTTTATTAGAGAAACTAGAGTTTGTCATGCCTGAGTTCATCATTATATATTATATATACATAATATATAATTTTAAAAACTAAAAATTAAAAAATTTGCTAAACCCAATTATGAAGAATTAATTCTTTATCATTCTGTTTTGCTAAAATAGGAGGAGGTATAGGAGTATACATAGTAGAGACATCTACTAAATATTTTTTATATCCTCTTGCTTCGTTATAAACTTGTGGAATACAATAGTCTAATACGATTTGATTTAGTTCTTGTATTTGTTTCTCTATATGTGTTGGTTGGTTAGCAGCGTGTTGTAAATAAATAGATCTCATTATAATCTTTAGTGTATCTTCATCTTGGTTAGAAATGATAAATTGTTTTTTTGATAGATGATATACACCTTCTCTTATAGCGTTTTGAATATAACAAATATTTTTATGTGAAAAAAAAGTGTCAGATAAAGAAGTATTATTCCATAACCCTTCTGTAGGATTACGAAAAGTGGAGCATTGATTTACGGGAATTTTATCATACATTTGAAATTGGTCTAATGAGTTACTAGGGTTAGAAGTTAAAATATTAATTCTTCCATTTGTTGTTCTTGAATAATTGCGGTTCATTAAATTATAATAATAAAAAAATATGTATATTTTATACAAATGGCTGGAAGTTTTCAGAGAATAACTATAACAATAGCAGGAATTCTTTTATTGGTATGTATAATACTTTTAGCACTTTTATTATATTTACCTAGCACAAGTAATACTCAAGTCTGGCCGCCAGTTATTCCAAATTGTCCGGATTATTTTATAGATGTTTCTGGAAATGGAACAAGTTGTTTAAATCCAAAAAACTTAGGAAATGTATCAAATATACCAAATTTTAATGTGAGCCCGTATATAGGTACAAATGGTAATTGTCAAAAATACAATTGGGCGACAAGTAATAATTTAACGTGGGATGGGATTACATATGGTGTTCAAAATCCGTGTGAAGCGTTGAATACACAAAATTAATACGTTAATATTAAAATTATATAAAAAAATGTATGTTAAAATAACATGGAAAAATTAGAATTAAATAAATTATTAAATAGAATTAATGAAGAAGATATATTAAAAGAGTATTTAAATAAGTTTGAATTAAATAAAAATGATTTAACAGCAAAAAATAATATTTATTTGTATGGAGGTTCTGGCACAGGAAAAACAACTTTTGTAATGAATATATTAAAAGAATTAAATTATGATATAGTAAAATATGATGCGGGTGATGTTAGAAATAAAGGTATTATAGAGAATATAACGAAGCATAACATGTCAGATAAAAATATAATGAGTTTATTTAATAAAAAAGCAAAAAAGATAGCAATAGTAATGGACGAAATAGATGGAATGAATAATGGAGATAAAGGTGGAATTAATTCATTAATAAAAATAGTGAGACCAAAGAAAACAAAAAAACAAAAGTTAGAAGAAAATACTATGAATCCTATTATATGTATTGGTAATTATCATATTGATAAAAAAATAAAAGAATTAATGAAAGTATGTAATGTGATAGAACTAAAGCCGCCAAATTATACACAAATGAGTAATATTATATCTTTATTAATGCCAAATGTAGAGAAAAATATGAAAGAAAATATTAGCGTTTTTGTTCAAAATGATTTGAAGAAATTAGTTAATTTATGTGAGATATATAATCATAATCCAACTATATTAAAAAACAATATATTTAATAATATATTTGAAAAAAAATCTGTAAATGATGATACTAAAAATATCACACATAAATTATTTAATAATAATTATGAGATTGAATCTCATAATTATATTATTAATGATACCGATAGAACTATTATAGGTTTATTATGGCACGAAAATGTCATTGATTACACTTCAACAGAAGATAATAAAATAGTAATACCATTTTATTTAAAAGTATTAGATAATATGTGTTTTTCTGATTATATAGATAGGATTACATTTCAAAAGCAAATATGGCAATTTAATGAAATGACATCATTAATAAAAACATTTTATAACAATAAAATATTTCATGAACAATTTAAAAAAAAACCAAAGATATCAGAAATAAGATTTACAAAAGTATTAACCAAATATTCAACTGAATATAATAATTATATTTTCATACAAAATTTGTGTCAATTGTTAAACATGGATCAAAAAGATTTGTATACTTTTTTCTTGAATTTGAAAGAAAAATATCAAGAAAATTATATTTATTCTCTTTTTGAGAATTATGAAATTAATAAATTAGATATTAATCGTTTTTTTCGTTTTTTGGATAAATACACTATAGAAAACGCAATTGGTGTTTCTGAAAAAAATATAATTGAAGAAGAAACTATTGATGAAATTTCTATTGAATCATTTGATTAACAGTTCTGAATGCCATATTATAGAATAATATTATCTATTTTATTTTTGAAAATATTCAAAAGATTTATTTTATCATAATTATTCAATTTATTATCTATTAGATACTTTAATAATTTATACATAGTTTGATATTTTTGAAGTGTCATAACATCATTAATGTATTGAGTTCTTTCTTCTTCTGTTTTGATTTCTTTGTAAAGTTTTTTTTCTTCTTTTTTGATATCTTTGTGAAGTTTTTTTTCTTCTTCACTCATTTCTAAATCAAACTCGGACCCAAGAAAATCGTTGTCAGGGACATTAAAATTTGTGTCATATTTGTCATAAATATGAGTTTTATATAATTGTCTTTGATTTCTAAACCCATAAGCAGAGATAAACGAAATAATAAATAATATTTTAAACAACATTATTTATTATTATTCAGTAAATATTTATATTATTATTATTAATGAATAACAACATCTAACCCAGAATGCTCAATAACGTTGAGTTCAGGTAGTTCTTCTTTATAAATAAAATTATATTTATAACTCAACATTTGTTGTTTTCTCTTTTCATACCATTTATTTTTATCTTCATTACTGATAACGATTCCGTGATGTCTTTCAAATTGTTCAGGATTATTATAATATAACACGATTGGTTCATGTGCTTTTACATTCTCACCCGTACAAACAATAACCTTATAATACAAGTCTTCATCATATGAACCAACCTTATGAAAAATATTCTTTTTTGTAGTAGTTGGCTTAAAATTTTTTCCAATCAAAATATATTTTTTACTCAATTCGGAATATCCATAAACATAATCAGTACCAAATTGTGCGTTCTTTATAGTATTTCCTTGTTGTCCAGAAGTATAACATTTTATTTTATACTTCACATTTTTTTGTTTATCTGTATCATATTTTTGTCTTAACAAAAAATGTATATTTTTATTTTCAATAAAAATATCTTTAACGTTCTTTGTTTCTTTTTCCTTTACAGATGAAGTTTCTGAGTAGTAATCATCACCAATAAAATATTCAGTCATTAAATCTTATTATAATTTTGTATTAGATATTAGTTTTAAATTATTTTCTAATACACTTACTTTATTTTTTAAATCAAAGTTATCTTTCATTAAAATATTTATTAATTGTTTATGTTCTCCTAATATTTTCTCTACATTTTTATTTATATCATTTAATTGTTGAACGTTTTGAATAATTTGTTGTTGAATCATTTGATTTTTTTTATCTTTTATTTCCTTGATTTGATTTAATACTTCTGGTTTATTCTCTACTTTTCCAAAATTATAACTAGATAAAATATTATCTATATCTTTTACGAAAAAATCTTTAATAGATTGGTCATGAATAAAATCATCTATGGTTTTACTTGACATTTTCATATATTGATTTTCTGGTTGATTTAATAATTCTTTTTTATCAAATGTATTATGTATATGAGAAAATACTAATATTGTCTTAACTGAATCTAATTGAATTAATGGAATTGTATAATTTTTTAAAAAATGTTTTTCTTCAGCTAACGCAGCATTATTATCAAAAGATGTTTGTTTTAATAATTCTCTACGAAACGCAAAAGTCGCAGCTGTAGAATGGTTCAGACCATATGGACCAAATTGATACATTTTATTAATATGTTTAAAATAAATATACATTTCACTTGAACCAGCAATCATATAAGAAGGGTTATTTTTTAATGTTTCTACAGCATGACTTACACGTTCTGGAGGATAAAAATCATCATCATCCATGTATATTATAAATTGACCTAATGCTTTTTCATGCATAATATTCCTTTTTTGTCCTAGTGTCATTTTTGTATCATATTTAAAATATTTAACCTGAGGAATATCTTTTACTAAATCTTCAATCTTATCTGTTCCATCATCTATAATAACCCATTCCATCTTTTCTCTAGGATATGTTTGAGAAAGAAAACATTTAATAATCATATCATAAAAAGGTCTTCTATTAAAGGTAGGAGTACATATACTTACTTCTGGATTTATTTTTTTTTTATTATTTTTATTATTTTTTGTATTATTTTTAATCATTTATTTATATAAATAAATCATTTAAGCTTATTATCACGATTATATATTTATTATTTATCACCAGATTTATTAACAGGTTTACTAGGTTCATTAATAGGTTCACTACTAGGTTCATTAATAGGTTCACTACTAGGTTTACTAGGTTCATTAATAGGTTCACTACTAGGTTCAACAGCATGTTCATTAATAGGTTCAACAGCATGTTCACTACTAGGTTCACTACTAGGTTCACTACTAGGTTCATTAATAAGTTTATCAACATGTTCATCAATAGATTCAGCGTTTAATTTCTGAGCACATTTAGGAAAGATTGTATTTTGTATATTATCTGGTATTATATTTGCTGAATTATATGGTTTATAGTTAAATGCGTCTTGAACTAAAGTGCTATCTATAAAGTTAGCGTCACAAGTTAACCCTTTAGTATACCTATATTTTTCGTAAATATTGGGATTAATTTCAATCATCATATTTTTTTCTAAATTTTCTTCTTTATAACAATTTATAAAAGTAAATGAATTATTTTTTTTTGTATCTTTATGTATTAATGTATTAGTAAAATATCCACCAAACATAAAAATTATTAACATAACTAAAATTATTCCTAATGACATACTATTCAAAGTAATAACTTTACATTGTAACAAATCATACAAAAATACAATTAATAGTAACAATAAAATCCACGATTGTTTATATTGTAATCCTTTAAGAAATGATAAATAAGAATAAGTATTTGTTGCTGAATCGTCTATTTTATATTCATCACCTTCTTGTCTTGCTTCTTTTGCTTGAAAAAATAAACAAAATATAAAAATCATAATCATTATAAAAAATGAAAGAAAATAAACAATTATAGCATAAATAATACATACAAAGGGTGAACATAATAGAATTATAATAATTATTACAAATGCGGCAATATACATAATTGCTGTCATAATTAAAAATATAAAATCGGTATTATTAGCTGACTTAGAATAAGAAAAAAATATAAATACAATATATATTATAAGTTTATAATAAAAATAAATTATAAAAGCAAATACAAATAAAAAAGAAAATAAACCAATAATAATATATAACATTGCAACAAAACTAGTTATAGATGAATTCAACAGTATTATTGATGGTAATAATAATAATAATAATTCAATAAATGATACCGGAATAATATAAGATATATATTTTAATAATGTTCCTAAAAAAAAATTATATAAAATTATAGCAAATACAAAAATTGAACGAAATATATCCAACGGTAATTCTATATATATTAAATATAATATACTTAAAAAATAGCTAAAATAGCCAGCACCTGTTTTTTCTTTATTATAATAATATAATGTAACAAATTCATCACTTAATGTAAAAAAATTACCCATTTCTTTCAATCTTAAATGCTGAATTAAATTTTGTATTCGAGTAAAATTCTCTAAAAATTTTATAGATGGTACTAATAATTTTTTAACGTAATCATAATCAAAACGAATTAATTTACCATATGTAATCTTACAAATAGGACCTACATCATCGTCAGAACCTCCACCTACTTTAGGTTCAGCAGCATTTGTATCTGATGTATTTGTATCTGTTGTATTTGTATCTGTTGTATTTGTATCTGTTGTATTTGTATCTGTTGTATTTGTATCTGTTGTATTTGTATCTGTTGTATTTGTATCTGTTGTATTTGTATCTGTTGTATTTGTATCTGATGTATCTGTATCTGTACTTGTGCTACCACTAAATAAATTTTGTATACATTTTTTGTAAACATAAAATGATATTTCATCAGTAATCAATAAATTATCATCATTACCTGATGCTGGTATTCCTGGATTATTTTCATCTAGTTGGTAATTTTCACCATTAGTTGGTTTATGAAATGGATAACAATACCCACCAAAATTTTTTATCTTATAATTAAATGTCCCGCTTAAAATACCAGAACGTCCTACTCTTGAATTATATACTAAAGGTGCACCTACAAACAATATTCCAGAAATAATTATAAATATATGATAAGTATATACTTCGTAAAAATTAAATATTTGATTAAATTTTTTATTTGATTTATTTTCAACTAAATTATTAACTAAATTATTTTCATTTGAATCATCATACATTATAATTTTAAAGAATATATTATAATTATATAAACTATATTATATCATAAAATATATCATAAAATATAATATAATTATATACTATAATTATAATATGAAATATAAAAATGGAGAAAAAATAATACTAATACTTTTATTCTTATTTGTTATTTTAAATTTTTGTTCTCTAAAAGAAGGGTATGGTAATTATAGTGATAATGTTGATTTACCAATTAACACTACATATTCATGTAAAAATATGTGTGGTCCACATGCAACTTGTAGTTTAACAGGAGAACAATGCACTTCTGATATAGATTGTTATGGTTGTCAACCTAAAAATCAAAATAACAATAATATTTCTAAAGATGTAAATCCGTATAATGATAGTGGAAAGTTAACAGATATGACACCGAATAAATCATTTTTAACAAGTGATATTGGTTCAAGAGCATATTATTTTGATAATAAAATAAATAGTCCAGCTTTATATAATAATAAAGGAATTAATACATGGAGAGAAACATTTGATGAAGAACAATATTTATATAATAAAAGATATAATCCATCTATTTATTATACTCAAACTATACCGAATTATAAAGCAAGACCTACTTTAACAGGTGAATTTATGGTTAAAGGTCCAGCAGCATCTAACGCAACATTATAATTTATTTCTTCAAATGTTTAAGTATTTCAAGAAATGTAAGTGTTTTTGTGATGTTGTTCAGAATATAAAATTGATTATTATATACAATTATATACAAATATATATTATAATGAACAAAAAAGGTTATAATTGTTCTATTAATGGTAAAAAATATGAATTAATGATATATAATATAGTTAGAAAATGCAAAATAAATGGAAAACAATTTAATACACAAAAAGAATCTGAATTAGGTGGTTGTAGTTCTAACAATGATATAGAATGTAATATGATAGTTGAACGTGATGTGTCAATTGAAATTAAAAAAGTAAATACTCCTGATTGGATGCAATGTACATTAAAATATGATAATATAGAGAATAAATGGATTGGTAGTCCAAAAAATAAAATACCAGAAACTTCTAAAAGAATATTTGAAAATATTATTTCAACACATATATTATTTAATGGTAAAATACCTCCATTTATGTTGAAAGATATAACACATGAAGAATGGTTAAAAATTAAAAATGAAACAACTGATTATAATGATATTTATATAAAGTGTCAGAATGATACTATAAAACATTTATATAGTGAAAAAGGATGTTCATATATACAAATATCTGATAAAGGAATATATCATTTGGGAAATGATGTATGTAATTTTAATGTTCCATTATTTATATGTGAACAGCAAATGAGAATAAGATGTAAAATTCATAAAATAAAAAATAATAAAGGATATTGTAAAATATCTGTTACAATTTCGTGTCAACCAAAAAATATAAATAATTTATTAAATAGTGATTTCAGTTTAGATAATAAAATTAATTTACCAAAAAATTTAATTTATTCAGATACATAATTATCTAGAAATAATAATAATCTCAGATGATGTTTTAGATGTATTCATAGAATAACTCCAATTTACATCAATAATTATATAATCCTTATACAATTTCCGAATATATTCGCAATTATTATATGTAATAAGCCAATTTTTTTTTGTATTTAATAAATCAAATAATAATTGATGATTAAAATTTTCGTGCATATCTCCATTATTTCCATATAATTTTGATTTATTTTCTAAATAATAAGGTGGGTCTAAAAATATGAATGCTTTATTATTATTAAAATTATTTATAAAATCATAAAAATCATAATTATATATATCAATATTTGTAAAATCTAATAGTTCTATTTTATTAATAGAGGATGGTGTAAATCTTTTTATACTAGCTTCTTCTGAAAATCCTCCAGATAATGTTGAACCACTAAATGAACATCTATTTATAATAAAATATTGGATTGATTGTTGAAATACATCATCATTTAAATTCATTATTGTATTTCTATAATCAATAAATTGTTCTTTCGTAATTATTGTAATTTTTCTTAATTCATCACATAATATTTGTTTATTTATTTTTACTTGTTTCCAGAAATTATATAATGGTGTAAATTTATCATTTACTATTAATTTTAATCCGTAATTATTTTGTAAATAAAATTCAAATGACCCCCCACCAAAGAAAGGAGAAATAATTGTATCAAAATTATTTATATCAAAATATTGTAAAAGAATATTGTTAATAATTTTACATGCTCTAGTTTTTCCACCAGGATATCTAAGAGGTGAAATATTATTTGTATTATTACTAATAATATTTCTTGTATTAATTAATTTTATTAAATCATTTTTACATTTTGATTTACATTTAGTTAATCCTAATTTATTGCAATGTATTAATAATTCTGTTTTGGATAATTTTGTTAATTCCATTTGTTGATATATATTATAATGTAAGTATTTATTAATCAATTTTTATATTAAGTTGCATACAATAATCCACAATTTCCTCCAATAAAATTAACCACATTATATCTTTCTTCAAATAAAACCATATTATAGTAATAATCATATATTCTCCATGTTGGTTTATTAATACCCACAACATTACCAGATTGTGGATCACAAATAACTAAGCTTTGTGCGTTTGGATCAATAGGAGGATTAATAGTAACTGTTTCTAATTCGATATTAGAAAATCGGCTCATATTCATAGCACCGCTTGGTTGTAAGTCATTATTAGATGTGTTCATACAAAAATTATATACATATAATCCATTTTTTCCAGAACCATTAGTCCTAGTATATTTCTCTATATAATTATAAACACCAGATGGTTGTTGGTTTTCTCTATAAATGCCATCTAGTAATATTCCCATTGTAACTAATATATCTTTTGTATTTTCAAAATTATAATTTCCAGTAATCATCCACCCGGTTAAAAACCCATCTGTATTTACACCTGGACCCACTTCTACAACTGTGTTAGAACGTTCAATAGGCCAGGTTCCATTTGTAGGAGCTTGTATTAAATCTTGAGGTAAATAATTATAAGGCCAGTTAGTATAGTTACTCCATTCGTTTCTTAAATTAACATCACTTCTTTGAAAATAAAACATCCAATCAATAATCATTCCGATTGAATCAACAGATGTACGATTTGAACCAGTAATATTATAATATATATCTTCTCTTACTTGTTTAAATAAATATTTTTGTTCTTGTAAAGCAAATAATCGTGATTCTTCGTTTGAAAGAAAAGCATAAGTACAATTTAAATGAATATCTGCGTTCCAAATACTACGTGTATCAGTATATGAGATGACACCTAATTCAACATCAGGAGGTGTTTGTAAAAAGCGATACATTTGCATATAATATAAATTAAAATTGGGAGCTACATAAGGAAAATTATTAGTAGTATCATATACATCGCGTATTTGAAATAATTCTTGTATAGGTCTCATTGTAATATTAATATGTAATTCGTTATATTGTAGAGAAATAAGAGGAAATGCCATTTGAGTTTTTAAATTAAACCAAGCATTTAAAGGAATGTATAATGTGGTTGCTCGTATACTTGGTTCAGCACCAACTGAACTTGTAGTATAATAAGAATTTGGATAAGAATTTACTCTTGTTCCAGAATTTGCTGGATTACATAATTCTGGAACATTTCCAATCATTTTAAAAAACAATTCTTTTTTTTCTGTAGAGAAATCTCTTAAAACGGAATTTAATATATATGCTCCAGAATATTCTTGAATAGTTTGATTCCCACATGTAATTGTTACTTTAGAAATCATTTGAGCTCCCAAATATTCAATCCATTTAAATTCATAAGGAACCCATTGTTCTCCATTTTCTTCAGTTGGTGGAACTATAGTGCTCCAAATATTAGGTAATTCTACAGACAAATAACAATCCATTAGTAAATCAGCATATCGTGGTATTTTAAATGTAAAATTTGATTCTTCAGTTAACCTTAATGTTTTAGACCCATCAAAATCCACTCTAAATTTTTGTAAACCAAAATTAGTATATTTAGAATAGGTAGACTTAAAAAAAGTTTTAGACGGGTTACCATTTAAAATAATATTCTGTTGTCCTTCGCTTACTAATTGCATTAACCCTCCTGGCATATCTAATATATAATATATTTATTATTTAACTTTATTGTGAATAAAAGAATAAAATAATCATTTATATTAATAAATGGATAATTCAATTATTATTGGTATAATAGTGTTAATAATAATTATTGTTATAATTATTATTGCTGTAACTACATCAAAAAAATCTTCACAATCTTCACTATCATCACAACCTAACCGAATGATAAGTCCTATGAGTTTCTCTGCTCCAGTGATAAATGTAGATGATTCCAGTCAAAGTTCAACAACCCAAACTTCAACAGACCCTACTGGTTCAGGGCTAGATGGAACATACGCAATAAGAGATTATTATATCTATTCATCATACAATTCTTGTAATAACGACAAAACAACTTCAAATAATAATGTAGATACACAATCATTAAAAAATGTTATAGCACAAGGTGTAAGATTTTTAGACTTTGAAATATATTCATTAGACAATCAACCAATAGTAGCTACATCAACAATTCCTAATAATTATTTTATAAAAGAATCAAACGACTCAATTCAATTTAGAAATGTGTTTGAATCAATTATTAATACAGCATTTAACATTTCAACAGCACCAAATCCAACAGACCCATTATTTATTCATTTGAGGATACAAAGCACAAATCAAACTATGTTTTCTAATATGGCATTAATATTTAAGAATTATGAAAGTAGTGGTTATATATTAGGACCACAATATAGTTTTGAATATCAAGATTGTAAAGATAATAATAATAAATTAGATTGTTCAATAAGAAATATTAGTTCTCTACCATTAAATATGTTTAAGAATAAAATAATATTAATGATTGACAAACAAAATACAAGTGTATTAGATAATTCAGATTTAATGGAATTTTGTAATTTGATGACAAATTCAATAAATTGTAGATTAATAACAAATTATGAGATGAAAAATTCACCAGACCAAAATGAATTAATTGATTTTAATAAAAAAAGTATGACAGTTGTTACACCAGATATAGGAGCAAATTCAGGAAATCCAAATATATTAACAGCAAACTTATTAGGAATCCAATTTACAGCAATTAATTTTTCAAATAAAGATGCGGTATACGCAAATACATTTAACTTTTTTAATGATAGTGGAAACGCATTTATATTAAAACCAGCTGATTTGCGTTACACGCCATTATATATCCAAGTACCAAATAATCCTCCACCTACTTATTCTTTTGCTCCTAGACAAGCAAGTGGTAGATATTATAATTTTAATATATAAATAATATTTTTATATTATATGAAGCCATTTAAATGTGATAAAGGATTAACCCTTGAAGATTGTGAATTAGCAATATTGCGTATGGCGGTAGACAAAGCTCAAGAAAAAGAAGGAATCGCAATTGTAAATTCACCAGAAGTTAAAAAAATAATTAATGTAGTAGAAGATTTTTTAAAGAAGAGAAAATTAATTGCTTATGGTGGTACAGCAATTAATTCTATTCTTCCGATAGAAGACCAATTTTATAATAAAGACACAGAAATACCTGATTATGATTTTTTTTCTCCTAACGCCCATCAAGACGCAAAAGATTTAGCTGATATTTATTATAAAAATGGATTTCAAGAGGTAGAAGCAAAGAATGGAATTCATGAAGGAACATATAAAGTGTTTGTAAATTTTATACCTGTTGCGGATATAACATTTTTAAATAAAAGTATTTTTCAAGTATTACAAAAAGAGGCAATTAGTAAAAAAGGAATATTATATGCACCTCCTAATTTTTTAAGAATGTCAATGTATTTAGAATTATCCAGACCTGCTGGGGATGTAAGCCGATGGGAAAAAGTATTAAAGAGACTAACTTTATTAAATAAAAATTTTCCATTAAAAGCAAATGATTGTTGGAAAATAGATTTTCAAAGAAAAATGGAGAATACAGAAAATATAAATATTTATGATGTAATTAAAAATACTTTTATAAAAGAAAATGTTGTATTTTTTGGAGGATTTGCTATTTCTCTATATTCAAGATATATGCCGAGTAAATTAAAACATAAATTTAAAAAAAATCCAGACTTTGATGTATTATCTATAGAACCATTAAAAACAGCCAATTCAGTAAAACACGCATTAGATAATATAGGCATTCAAAATGTATCTATTATAAAAAGAGAAAGTATTGGTGAGATTATTTCTCTACATTATGAAATAAAAGTAGAGAAAGATACTGTTGCTTTTATTTACGAGCCGATGGCTTGTCATAGTTATAATATAATTAACATAAATAATCAAGCGATTAAAATCGCAACTATAGATACCATGTTAAGTTTTTATTTGGCATTTTTATATTCAAATAAAGATTATTATGATATAAATAGAATATTATGTATGTCTCAATATTTATTTAAAGTTCAACAACATAATCGGCTTAATCAAAAGGGACTATTAAAAAGATTTAGTATAGAATGTTATGGACATCAAGAAACATTAGAAGAGATGAGAGCTAATAAAAATAAATTATTCTTATCTTTAAAAAATAAAAAAAATACAAAAGAATATGAAATCCATTTTATGAGATATAGACCTGATAATAAAATAATAAACGCTCGTCAAGAAAAAGGCTTGTCAAAAAAAAAATTATCAAAAAAAAAATTATCAAAAAAAAATATAAGTAAGAAAAATAGAAAGATGTAGTTTATTTATTAAATATACATATGATTTCACAAAATTATTTTTGAAAATTAATCTGAATAATTACATTCTCTTTCTTTTTCGTTAACATTAATAAATAATGATAATATATAATAAACAATTCCAAACAAAATACTCATAAATAAATTTCCATAAATATTAATATTTCCATCTTTAAAAAATAAAATTGGAATATATGTTATTAATAATTTTTTAATATATGGTAGTTGTAATAAAAAATAAAAAGTAGACAATAATACTGCCATTTGAATTTCATTATAGGTATTTTCAAACATGTATAAATAATTTTTTGATTTATTATCTCTAAAGTTATGTTCTTCAATATCTTCATCTTCTTCAATAAAATTTGTATTATTTGAAGGAGGAATATATTCTTGTTGAATTTGACAATCTAATTGTTGAGTTTTATGTGTTGGTAAATCTCTTGATTGTAGTTGTGTAGCTCCTGAAACGCTCGCTTGTTGAATACCTGAAACAAGTTGATTTATAGTTGTTTGGTCTAAAGCTATACCAGTGTTTGTTGGAATAGAATTTATTGGAGTATTTACAGGATTTAATTTTGTATCTTGACCCGCAATATTATCTGTTATACTAAATTGAATATTTTGATTTGATTGTGGTAAATCAAAAATATTGGTTGTTCCAGAAGCCATTTATATTTATAAATGAATTATAAATATAATTATGACGAATTCGGTGTTATTAATACATCTTTTTTACTATCATCGCATTTAGTTGAAACTAAATTATATTTATAACATTTACCATCTTGTTTATATATTTTGTTCTCTACTTCATTTAAATCGGGAGCATAAAAAATAATACACTCATCATCTTTACAAACTTCTCTAAAAATAGTAGCCAATCCTAACCCTAATAAAATAGATACAACATATTTTCCAGTATTTGATTTTACAAATTTTGATATATTTATTGTCATATAATTTAAGTATAAAAAATTTTATAAAATAATAATGATAATATATTATATTCAATTTTTAAAAATTGAATATAATTTTTGTTTCTCTACAATTATTACTTTATAAAATGGAAGAAACAATTGAAAATAAATATTGTTTTGAATGTGAAAAAAGAGTGGGTAAAAAAGAAAAAGGTCCAACAGAAGAAAAAGGAAAATGGATATATTATAGAGAAACTTATAATATTTTATTTCAATCATTTGATGGCGTTTCTATTTATATTTGTTTGGATTGTGAACCTAATCCAGAACAATGGGAATGTAAAATATGTAATAAAGAATATGATGTTACAACAGAATTTTGTGATGAGAATGGAATTAGAAAATGCCCGGATTGTATTATAAATAATTTATCTAATATAGATTGTAAATGTAATGTATGTAGAGAAATTTATGAATCTAATATAATTATATTAAAATAATATATATGACTACATTAATTATTCCTGTTCCTATAACACAAGATAGTTCTATTAATATAGACGATATGTATCTAGCATTTGAAGAAATAAATAACAAAATTTATACAAGATGTAAAACAAAATATATTTTTTTAAAAAAAATAGGATTAAATATGTTTTCTCTTGAAATTAAATATACTGATTCGCCTAATAATTATATAATTTATTTTTCATTACAAGATAATAAAATTTATTTTCAGCCTTATATGTCTAACAAATCAGACATATTGTTATATTATATATTTTTAAAAATAACATCTGTTTTAATTAATTATAAGACTTATGTATATGTGTATAATCTGTATAATGGTTCACAAAGTTATAATATTTTTTTTGAATTATTAAATATTGTTAAAATGAAAAATTCGTCAGTTATTTATTCAATTTTACATGAAGAAAATAAACCATATCTTGAATATTTAATAACAAAAAATATAATTAAACAAACCGAATCATCTGATAGTGATATTCATATAACAACAAAAGGGAATAATAGTATAACATTAAAATCAACAAATAAATATGTTTTAGATAACACAGAAGATTTAGGTTTCTTAAAAATGTATAACAAAACTATAACTAATTCATATTTAATAGAAAATAAAAGTGTTAATGTTTTTTTTAATATAGAAGGTCTGAATTTAGATGAACTACTAGATGAACTACTAGATGAACTTATAAGAAATATGCGTTGTAAATCAAAAAGAAAAAAAATAAGGTTATCAAAAACACAAAAACATAAACCTTTATCATTTGAAAAAAAACGTAGAAGTTTTAAATCAGCTACAAATTCAATTACAAGAAAAAGTAAAAGTAACAATTTCGCTTCTATTACAAGAAGAATAAATTCTCAAAAAATACCTTTTGAAAGACTGGTTGATATACCAGTTTTCAATAAACAAGATATTAATATCGGATTATTGATAGTTAACGCTCATGGAAATATTTCTATTAAAACAACACCAGAAAATAAAATACATCTTCAAATAGTAGATATTCCAGTTGGACCTACAAAACTATATTATAAATCTATTACTTTACCTGGTTATGAGAATTATTTTCAAACAGAAATTCAAGATATTAAACGTTCATTCAATAGTGAAGAAAATGATTATGAGTATGCTGGAGATTCACTACTTTCTGAAATAAGGTCGGTTAGTCAGGAACAAAATGATAATTATCATGATATTACAAATAGCCATTATAGAAATATTTTTGAAAAATGTTTTAAGAAAAATCCATTAACATTTGATAAAATATTCTATTCGTGTGGAAATAAAATTATAAATAAATTTTTAAGAAGTCGTATGAAACATTATCCAATTTTACGTGAACAAGATAAAAAAAAAATAGATTATTCAAAATTAAATAAAAGTACAGGTCCAGGTCCAATTAATATAATATTAGATAAAATGTTAAGTGTTGGTGCTGATATGAAAGAAAATCTTAAAATTATATTTATAGTTTATAATAATTCAACAAAACAATTTGTAAGATACAATTTATCTTTTATTATATTAACAGATGATGTAGATAATACACAATTAAAGACAATAATTACATTAGATGATTATAATACAAATTTAAAGTTTGCATTAATTAAATTTAAAAATAGAGGATATATTAATTTATCTTCAGTTATTGAATTAGTACTAAATTATAAATACGGTTTGAAATCATTATATGTGTATGATACCAGTTGTAGTAACTATAATCCTATTCATAGAGATAAAATAGATGATAGATTAGATGAAATAGATGAAATGATTGATGCGTTACCTGATACTATTGGAAAATAATTATTGTTGAAAAGGAATAGTAGAGAAATCACCATTTTCCGGACATGGGACTTCTTTTGAAACGAATGAGAAACAATTCTCAGCTACATCTTTATATTGAATTTTTGTTATATTTTGTGGTGTAGGATATACTATTATTTTTTTATTTTCAGAGCCAATCATATAAACGAAAAATAATCCAATTACAAAACTAGCAATAAACATTTTTAATGAAATAAATTTGAACATAATTATATTTAATGAATATAATTATATTTACGAAATTATTGTAATTCACTTCTAATATACATTATATTATTTGCTGAATTAGTATTATCATTATATTTTAATTTCGCATTTTTAGTAGCTTTTAATATCTTTTTTATTTTTTCATTTGTATTAAATTTAGTTTGTTGTGCTATAAACAATTCATATTTTTCTCTGAACTTATATTTATCTTTTTCTTTTACATCATCTGGTAAAAAGAAATCATCATCTATTTCTATTCCTTCTGGTCTTATTCTTATTGGTCCTTTTTCTTTATCATTATATATTCCAGTTGTTCCAGCATATTTGGCTAAAGTAGCATTTTCAGAAATAATTAAATCAGGATATCCTTCAACTGGTTCTCTATAATCTAGAGAAAATACATTATAAAATTGTGGATTATTCTTTTTAAACTTAGATGCTTGATAATAATGTTCTATTGTTTTCCATGTTTTTCCATCTAATACATATTCACCAATTCCATAATTAGATAAATGATATCTCCAATTTTTTACTTTACTTAATTTATCAAATCTTCCTTCTTTTTCTGATGGTATTCTTTCTCCAGGTGCTTTTCCTGGTAAAGCATCTGTTGTTTTTGTTGTTATTACAAATTCTATTTCTTTATCATAAAAATCACCATTCTCTACTATTGAAGGAATTCTATCTATTAAAGTATAAATTGGATCAATTAATACTTCTTCTTCTTCCAACTCTTGTTCTTCTTCCAATCCTTTTTCTTCTTCCACCACCTTTTCTTCTTGTTCTTGTTCTTCTTCCAACTCTTTTTTATCTAATTTTTTTTCTATATCTTCATCGTTAATTTCTTCGGCATGAATAATATCGGTATCTTCTGTAATAGTTATTTTTGGTTGCGGAATATAACCTTCTTCATCTGATTCTGAATATTGTTCCCATAAAGCTTCTTCTTTTTGAGAAGTTGTTTTTAATGATTTTGATTTTGATTTTGATGATTTTAATGATTTTGATTTTAATGTTTTTGTTTTTGATTTTCTTGGAGATGACGAAGATAATTTTTCATTTGTAATTACTTCTATGGGTAATGTAGAGAATTCATTAGAATATATATCATATTGTCTAGGTATTTGAATTAAATAAAGTGTTTTTTCTTTTTCATCATATTCAACAGAAGGATTAACATATTTTAATAACATAATTTTTTCTAATAATCCACGTTCTTCGCTGTCAATATTGGATAATATTTCTACAAAAATATTTACAGCATCATCTAAATCTTCAGTATGTTTTTCATTGTTATAATTTATAATATCTCTTTTTATATTTAGTATTTGAATATATAAATCCGACTCGAGTTTTTTTAAATTATCATAATCACGTTGGTTCTCTATAATATCTGAATACAAATCCATAAAAACTTTTAATTCTAATGTATAAAAGTCAAATTCATTCATTATTTTTTGAAATTTATCAGTTTTTTCTGGATTGACATATCCAAATAGAATGTCATTTTTATATAAAATAATTTTTAATTTTAGTTTCTCTATTTGTTGTTTAAGTAGAGAAATTTTGTCACGAAAATTTTCTATTTTTCCTGTTAGAATTTTTATTTTTGTAGAACAAGTTTGTGATGATTTACATTCAGCAATTAATGTTTTATTTCCATTAATACAAAGTGTTTTAAAAATAGTAGAACCTTCATTTCCACAAAAAATACATTTGTTTTTTTTTGTCATTTCATATTTGGATTTTAATTTATAATAATTATCTATAGCTGATAAAATCGGTTCTGATTTATATATTTTTCCCATTTCTTGTATGTTTTGAATAGTTTTATCTAAATTAGCAATTTCTTCTTCCATATATTTAATTATCATTTAAATATCTGTCATTAAAGGCAATCCAGTTATAAGAGATTCAGACATTTTTAATTTTGCGTCTTGATAATTTTTTATTTTGGATAATATATAATGTTGTTTTTCTCTATTTTTTGCTTCTTTTTCTTTAGGTGTTAATTTTTTTTTATATTTGATAGTTAATACTAGTAATACTATAATGGTTAATCCAATTCCTAAAGAAACATTAACTATTTTATTATGATATTGTTCTTTAAAAGAGTGACACTGTTTTAATGTTTCGTTTACATAATATTTCATTCCAGGTTCAACTAAACTCATTTATTTATTATGTTATAATATCAAAATAAATTATCCGTAATATCTATAATATGTCATCACTTTCAACGAATGGATTAAGTGCATTGTATATTATTACAATTATCTATATTATTGCTTTGTATTTATCAGAAAATAGTAATCCAGGAAAAATAAATATGATTGAACCAATTGGATTATTTGTAATTATGATATTAGAATTTTTTATTGGGTTCACAATTACAACAAATACATTAACTATATTTTTAGCAGTATTTGTTACATGGGTAATTATATTTCTGCCTACTTTATTAATATACATGGGACCTTTAAAAGCTATGTATGTTGATGAATTAAATTCTATATTTTCAAATGTAATTGGATACTTATATGTTGCGAATAAAGCAAGTGGAATCTTATCAAAATTAATGACAGAAAAAGATACAGGTGGTGATTTAAAAGAAACAAAAAGAATTGTAGCACAGATATATAAAAGCCAAAATATATTTATAAATCAATTAACACCAAGTAATTTTGAATATTTATGGAGAGAATTATTTTCACCTTTATTTCCAAAAGATGAACAAGAAGAAATTAAAACTCAATTATTCGAAATTACAAATCAAAAATTTATAATTGGTAAATGTATTTGGTATTTTTACACGTGTATATTAGCAATAACGATGAGTTCTTTTTTTATGACATTATAATTATATAATATTTAACGACCATATAAGATATGATTGCCAATAATATTGCTAATAGCCAAATAGGAAGAATTGTCTTTTTTTTATATCCAACGCCAAATTGTCTTAATGTTCCATTTGTGTTATAAATAAATAATGGGCGATCATATTGAATAATATAATAAATAATCAAAAATAAAATAATACTCATTAAAGTTTGATATTTTTTAATAAAAAGAAGTACCATTATATATTAATTATATAAAACAATAACATCCCACACGATTCAATTATTCATCGCGGTCTCTATCATTATATTCTTCTCCTTCATCATATTCATCATATTCATTACCATCATCTAAGTCATTTTCATCATCATCGCCGTGTTCTATATCTTCATTTATAGGTTCTTCATTTATAGGTTCTTCATAAAGTTGTTCTTCATTTTGTTCGTTTATTAATACGTCGCTAATTAATTCTTCTTGTCTTATTTTTTCTTCTAGTTGTTTCGTTTTCTTTAATACAGCAGTATCTATTATATCAATATTTTCTGAATATTTAAATACCTTATCAGATAATCCTTTACCCCAAATACCTAAACGATGAGCCTTCAAACTATTATCAGCTTTTCTTGCTTCATTTGTCATTTGTTGTAAACGATCTATCATAACACTTTTCTCTACTTCTTTTAATTTAAACTCGTTATCAAATACATTTTTATATAAAAAATTTAATGTTTTCTTGTCTTCATCCATCATATTCATGTAAACAATTAACAAATGAATAATAAATATTTTAATATTATCTTTAACCCTAGGAGGTTCCTCAAGTGTATCTAAAACTTGATAAGTAATTTCTATATAAGTAGAGAAAATTGTAAGAAAATAAAACGAAAATAATAATGTTGTTGTTTTATTATCAAAAATGCGATTATTAAATTGAGAAAAAATAGGTGTTTGAATCATTAAATTAATAATCCTTTGACAATAATCGTCTTCTTGAATTCTATTTAATATTTGGATAATGATAGGTTTTTGTTTATCATCATCAACATTTATTAATTGATTTAAGTTTATTAATCTTTGATAATATGTATTATTTACTTTTTTGATTGATGTTAGGTCATTTGTAGATAATCCTTGATATTTATGTATAATATCATTTAATAAAGGTGTATTATCTCCATTTTGAAGGAAATTATTTGCCATTATGTTTGGAAATACTTTTGAAATATTATGTGTATAATTTTTGATAAAAGTTATTAAATTACAGAAATTTGAAGGATAATCTTTCCATACAAAAATTTTCTTGAAGAATTCATTTAATGTTTTATCTGCTTTTGTTATTTTGAATAAAAATTTATTAATATATTCTATTAGATCATTAATAATATCTGTAATATCATCATTTATTTTATCGCGGTCTGTTTCTTGAATAACGCTTTTTTTATCTGCGTTATTTATCCAATTATTTATAAATTGTAATAAATATTTACTCTTGGATATAGGGGGTTCACTTTTAAGTGATTTATTTATATCTTCCAATTGTGATTGATTTAATTCACGTACATCATCTATTGAAGTATGTAATAATATTCTCATATTTTCTAACGGATTTAATATTTCTCTTTCTGAAATATTATGTAAATGAATAATATTATTATAACCAACTCTTTGTAATAAATGAATTAAATCACTATTTGTATAATTTTTACCAATTTCTTTTAGTTTCTCTACTTTATATTGAATAGTATCATTCAAATCAAATAAATGAGAATCTGGTTTTCCTTCTTTACATTTACATAACGATAAAAAATCATCTGGTATAGGTTTAGGTTTTTCAAAATTACAATAATTAATAAAAGCCATAAAAATTGTATTTTCACTAAATTCATTACTGATTACTTGAAATTTTAATTTGGTATCTATATTAATTAATAAAGTTGGAGAAAAGCTAAGAAATCTAATATCATTCAATCGTAATGAATTTTCATCAATAAAATCAATATATTTTTGTATAATAGGGTTTCTTTCAATAAAATAATTAATAAAATTTGGTAGACCAAAAGATAATCTTTTTTTATCTAAATCCCAACAACAAGAATTTTCCAAATATAATTGTCCTGATAAACTTTTTAATTTTAATTCTTCTCTATTAATAACATCCTGTATTTCTTGTTGAATTAGTAGAGAAAATATAATATTTTTTCCTTCAATAATATTTATTTTATCAATTTGTTTTATATCTCCTGTAGATAAATTATGATTTAAACTTCTAATAAATTCTTTTGAAACATTATCCACTTTTGTTTTTATATTTATATTCAATAAAGGAGGTAAAAATTGTTTCCAATTACTTATTTTATATATTTTTGGAATAAATCCAATACTTTTTCCTTCTAATCCGCTCTCAATTGCTTTTATTTTAATTTGTTTTCTTTGTTCTATAAGTATAATACTGTCTGGATATTTTATTATTTTGTCACATGCGTTATATATTAGTTTCTCTATATCATCAATTTTCATAGGTTCAGCATTTGACCTAAGTAGAGAATTCCATGGTTGTTCTTTTTTTTTAATTAAATGTAAACTTATTTTAGATATAAAATTCAAAGATTCTTTTCCTCCATCAGGGTTTGATGGATAAAAATCCATAGAACAACAATTTTCATTCAAACTAATATTTGGAATATTAGTTTGTAGAGAAATTAAAAAAGTTGAGATTATATTTTTAACAAGATTACGATTAATATAACTATTATAATCTAATAGCTCTTTGTCTTTGTCTTTGTTTTGTTCTTTTTGTTTTTTTATTATTGCTCTATATTTTTTTTCATCATAAAGCATTATCATTTGTTGATAAACAATATTTGCTATAAAATCATTTTTTGTTTCATAATTCAAACGAATTTTTAAATAAGAACATAAATCATCAATTGTTTTTATTATTAATTCATAATATTCGTATTTCATGTAAGGTCTATCTTTAACAAGCATTTCTGTGATTTCTTCTTTTATTTCACCAATATCTTCATCTTCTTTTAAAAAATCTCTAGTTACTACTTTAAACCCATTATTATATCCTTCAGCAGTATCAAAGAATTTTTTATGAATTATATAACCACTATGTTTATCAACATAAGATTCACCATCATCTCCATCAACCCCTTGTATTTTAATTATATAATGTAATTTATTGTCAAAATTATCACGATCATAAATAAATGTGTGTGCTAATTCATATATAAAAGTAGGTAATAATTTAGTATTTGTTTTTATACAATAAAACCAAAAATTATCTGTTGGAAAACTATATGTATAATTTTCTTTGAATTCTATAATTTTATTATACTTAGTTTCCAAGTCAAAAATACCCAAGCAATAATCTCTTTTTTTTATATAAGGTGACATATTTGTTACAGCTTCATAATTCATTTCTCTACTTGCTTCTTCAGCCAACTTATTTTTTATTTTTTCATATCTTCCGTAAGAATTATTATATTCAATTTGAATAACTTTTGGTAAAATAGAAAAATAATAATTATATTCTCTATCAACTATTTCTTTTAATTCATGTTGTGTAATAACATACTTTTCATCAAATTCTGATAAAAATTTATCTAAATTATGTTTGGTAATACTTTTAGCTATATTAGAAATAGAATTACATTTATTCTCATCTTTTTCATCTTCCATA